GTGGAATCGACGCATCCGGATTTTGAGGAAGCAGGGTGAATGGCCAGTATCCTGGGACGATGCCGATGCAGTGGTATCGGTTGATGACGTGTTTCCGGGTCCAGCAGAAGCAGACCACGAGTATACCGAGAGCAATTTGGTTCCGGGTCAGATTTACTACTATGCGATGTTCGAGCTTCGTGTCGATGGCGTCTGGATAAACGACAGGGTTCTGGGCAGGAGCTCGGCGTATCCATACGATCGGTGGGGTTGTGCTGACTACATGTACAATTCGCTTCCTCGTGGTTGGAGATCGGCTGACGCTCGAATCGGATACGACCTCAAGAACTTCCTTACGATATTTGGCGCTCTTCTAGACAATATGAAGACGGACACAGAGAACTTGTTGACGTTGTTCAGTATTGACGAGGTGCATATCGACCTCCTTCCTCTGATAGACAAGAAGCTAGGATGGCCTACTTGGCATGCGGCCAATGGATTACAGCAGCGTGAGGATACAGGTAGAGCCGTAGCGTTTTATAAGACATTAGGTCGTAGGGTTGCGTACGAGAGAATGTTCGAATGGCCAACTTCCTGGGATTGCGAAGTGGTTCAAGGTTGGAAGTATGTGTTCTTTTCGAACGGAGTTTATGGCAGCACCACTCCAGATCTGTCTACGGTAGCCAAGCAGGATGAGATAAAGGCCAAGATGGGTCGGCAGGATGATCTACTGAAGTACACGAACCACAACACGTTCTGGCATTCAGTGAGTGGATTAGGGTTCTTCCTGACCAAGATCCCTGGAGTCTCGGACGACATTACGATGGACATGATTCATCGGTGTTGGGAACTGCTCAATTTTGGCATGGCCACATACGTGAATCCGCATCTTACTTTGATTACGGTAGACGAAGAAGGCCCCATGGGTGTCCCGACAGAGGAGTGGGAAGAAGCGATTGTTTACGGCGCACCAGCTATGGCCTCTCCCGCAGAAACGGATTTGGGATACACGACCGGTAGTGTTAGGATGTTTCAGAGCAACGATGCTTTAAGTGTGACCAACGATTTAGGTGATCGAACGTTCCACGAAGCTTTGGAGTATGTGTAATGGGAAAACTAATAGTAGAAAAAGGACCAAGGATAGTAGGCCGGTGGTTCGATGTCATTCGCTACCTAGATGGCAGCTCCGAGCTTGGCGAACACGGCGAATTTGACTGGGGATGGAATCAGATACAGAACTCATTCGCGAATCTCATTGCTGCTTGGTGTAGAGCAGAGTCTGGGTATGACAGAATTGGCTTCATGGGAATCGGCTCTGGCCTAGTAGCCTGGGACACGACTCCTCCGACACAAGCCTATTCACAGACGACGTTGACCACGGAGTACTTCAGGAAAGCGATTTCTCAGCCAGAGATATATTTCATTGATCCGTCAACGAATTTGCCGACAGGTGGTACGCCCAGTCCCAAGATAGAGATCGATGTGACTTTGGGATTGACTGAGGCAAATGGAACACTACGAGAGTTTGGGTTGTTTGGTGGAACTGCCACGATAACCTTGGACTCGGGAGAAATGGTAAACTGGATTGTGCACACGAGAATCGATAAGGACTCTTCGATGGAGATCGATAGGAAAGTGCGAATCGAGTTTGAGACTCAGTAGGAGATAAAACAATGGCAGGCAATGTACCAAATGTAAGTATGGACAGTTTCAATTGGGTGAAGCTCTATGACCAAGTGATCGCTCAGCAGGGTATGCCTATTCCCGACAATGATATGAACGAATCACGCGCCATAGATCTAGCCAACCACACGATGTTGCTCGCTTGGGCTATTGGCGATGTCAAGATGAATTTGACTTCCACAGGCAAAGGTTATGGTCTTGCCTATGAGATACAGCAAGCGACATCCACTTCGCAGAACTTTGCTATCAATCGAGGATGGGCAATAGTGCGTGGAGTTATGGTTCCAACGGTTATGGGAGATCCGCCATCAGACCATGACTACGAATCCGATACCAATCTCATTTGTGAAGGAACTATTAGTACAGTCTCCTCTCCGAATATTACGAGCGTAGATAAAAAGTGGTCCACAGACTACGACCTTGCGAACTGTCGCATGAAGATGACTTCGGGAGCAGAGAGCGGTAATACGTTCACCATCGTAGCTAGGGTGAGCGACACCGAGTTGCAGCTTTCGAGTGTTGGGTCTATTGCTCCAACTGATACGTACATCATCAAGCCTCCATCATTGACAACTTACGGTGGACTCGGAACTAGAACGGACGAGGTTTACTTGGCCGTTTGGTGGGAGGACATCAATGAGAACGAAGATTCGAACATAGTCAATCCCGGACTGGCGATAGAGACAAGCCATAGGTCTCAGCGTAGGTGGTGTGTTCGTGTCGCTGAGAACGGAACAACTCCGACCTCGAGTACGCGACATGGGTTTGGATTCCGGTACATGAAGTTGGCCGAGCTTGCTAGAACTTCGCTTACCGGTGCGAATATTCTGACGGCCCAGATTACGAACGAAGACAATTTCACAGATCCGATTACTTGGTTTGGCCCAGAAGTAACCACCTGGTTAGACAAGATTTCAGCAGAGCCTGTGGTAGTAGCTCAAACAGCTCCAGCTCTTTTAGCTTCAGGTACGCACGACGGCGGTGATGGTCAAACTAACCTTACCGATAGCGGGGCATCTTGGACTACAGATGAATGGCAAAACCGTACAGTCGGAAATGTTACGAGTAGGTTCACAGCAAAAATATCGTCGAATACGGCTACGGTTGCTACTTGTGCATCACAAAAAGGTGGAAATACCCAAGTATGGAATAACGGCGATACGTATCGGATATACGATAATGCTTTCCAGCTAACGGGTGATTTCTATATAGGTAACGGAGGGATTGGTACAGCTGGGGACTTCTTTGCTGCTCGCGATAAAGATGATCCAGGTAGAGGGTATAACCCGGGCGGCTGGATAGCACCTGGAAAATCGAGCGGTGTAGTATTCCGAGTATTTGATACGTTGAATGCGACGGAGCTAACGCCATCTGCCGTAGCAAGTTCGCAAGGATTCTATACCAACCCGTATCTTCGAGCATATAGACCCGATTCAGAAATCCCATACGAAGCCACGCTTCTAGATGACTTGAATGTTGTGTGCTTTGAAAGGGTTTCAACCCATGAAATATCGGATAGCCCTGCCAAGGCATTTCCATTGGCTGGATTGAGTGTAAGGGCTGATCTCATTTCTGGTGCGCGAGTGGCCGAAGTAGAAGGAAGCCCTGATAGTGTTGCTCCAGGTATTTTCGGTTCCACGCTTAACTCGATGATGGAATTTATCAATGACAGAGTTCGAAAGGATTTGGCTGATACGATTACGGCTTCGCATACTTTTGATAGTATCGTTGATTCCAAGGGACAGTTGTGGGTATCCAAGTGGATTGGTTCTGAAGCGAGTACTTACTACGATGGCTTTGGTACAGCGTTCTATCCAGATGCTGGTTCCAAATACGACATCTCCAATAACAACTATGGCCCCAAGCTAGATGAGGTTGGAGATTATGTGTATTTTAGCGAGTTCCTGCCACCAGAGTATGAGTCTGGAGAACGCCTAGTCCTACATGCGTATTTTCGACTTATAAACGCAGAGACTGCTTCCAATAAGATTTATGCTCGATTGCTCGCGGATATTTTCTCCGAACATGATACCTCGGCATCAGTCAGTGATATTCGGTCAGTAGCACACAACATTGGAAGCGATAATGCTGCGAATACTGTTCACGAGGTTGTTTTTGTCGTGAACAATTCGAGCCTACGTCCGCTAGATGTGTGCAAGTTCCGAATTTCTTTGTACGACGTAATCTCTGGGGATGCGGTTTCAGAAGTGGCTTACCTGGGTACACGGTTTAGGTACAGAGCCTACAAGATTGCTCCGGCTTGGACTTCCTGGCCGGCAGAAGGCTAGTCCGTAGTTGCCCTACCCCGCTCCTTAGTGTAAGCTTTAAGTATTCATGCCATTGTCTCAGGCTAATGGGACGGAAGGAGGTTGAAGATGGGTACGATGAGAAAACTTGACTTCATCGCTATCACGGCAAGTTCTGCTGCCGCTGATAAGCTTCGCGTGTTCATGCAAGGACTTCGTGAAGATACAGCTGCGGCGATTGCTGGTGATACCTCGATCTTCCATAAGGGAGAGGATGATGAAGCAGTGGAACGGAATGACGACTCTTCGGACTTGGCTACAGCACTCGTTCTAGTGAACTCGATGAGGACTAAGTTGATCGCGCACTTAGCTTCAACCGGTTTACAAGGAGCGCACCTGGGGTAGAAGCCCAGGATCTAGCCAATGAAATGAAGGGCGCGTACAACACGCACTTGTCTGAAGCAGGGGTACACCTGAATGACGACAGTACGAATGTCGTGGCTTCAGCGGATGCGACTGACCAGGCGAGTCTGGATACGTTGCTCAATGAAATGAAGGCCGATTACAATGCTCACGTTGTGAGTGCGATGGCGGCCGGTTACATCGAGAGCTAGGGAAAGCTCCCAAAGGAGGTAAAGAACCATGTCCCTAAAGATTGGTTATGATTTATTCGCAGCTTCGTCCCAGGCTGGTGTCGACTACGGTAGCGCCAAGCCCACGACAGGCAAGATTCAGTTGGAAACGGCCAAAAACCTTGGCTACAAGCTCAAGGTACAGAGGCTTTCGGACAATAACTACTGGAACGAGTCAACTCCCGGTTGGCAGGCTGGTGCTGTAGCAGAAGCAGACGAGTTGGATTTCCTAGGGTCCGAGAACGACCGAGGAATTCAGCCCACCATTCGCCGGTGCGAGATGAGGCTTCCCGTGGAAGTACTCGACGGAATCGATGGCGATGGCTGCATCCTGACTGCCTACGCGAAAGGCGACACACCCGCAACCGATGGCGTTGCAATCACCCTCGCATATCAACTTCAAGGATAGTCCCGTTCTGTGGTAGAATCTCCTAAAAGGAGGTTTCCATGGAAGAGATTTGGACTTTCGTACAAGAGAACGTTCTCCCACATTGGCCGTTTGTGTCATTCTGGCTTATCATCTCGATAATCGCTC